TCTTGAAAAATCTTTCCAGAAAATAAAAATTTATAAATAAATGAATATGAGTTTCGAAACTTTAGGAGAATCAAATGAACGTAGAATCGAAAATTAGGGAGTTGTGGCAGAGTCCAAAGCAACTTTCTGAAGAAGTTCTCGACGAAAAAGTAGCGGGTGATCAGACGCATCCGACACAGGGGTCGTCAAAGAAAGAGTCATCAGAAGAAATGCTAAAGGCAAAGCAATCAGAAGACAACTCAATTTCGTCAGCCGTAAGCGGCGATCAAACTCACCCAACACAGGGTTCTTCAAATGCTAACCCAGAAATGCATGATCTTTCGGGGTCGGACGACAAGGGTGGTTTGACATCACCAGTTGGTAAGAATGCATCTGCGAAGGCAAGCAAGACTGGTCTTAAGATGGGGGATGGCGCTGGCGAAGCACCTAATTTCACCGACGAAGAAGATCCAAGAAATGTTGTGATGCAGAAGACCTCTAAGGGCAACGTACACCAGGAAGAATTCGATTCGGAAGACGACGAAGAAGACTACCTCGAAGAATCTGCAGATGAAGATGAAGATGAAGACGAGGTTGAGGGCGAGGATGTAGATATGGAAGAAGAATACGAACTAGATTTTTCGGACGATCTTGACACTCTTTTCGACGGAAACGAAGATCTGACTGAAGAATTTCGCGGTAAGGCATCTTCGTTGTTCGAAGCAATGGTAGTTGCTAGAGCAAACACCGAAATCGCTAGAATCGAAGAATCACTAATCAACGAATCAGTTGCTCTTATGGAAGAGTTTAAGGCAGATATCGTTGAGAAGGTCGATCAATATCTCAATTATGTTGTTGAGCAGTGGGTTGCTGACAATGAAGTTGCGATTGAAGATGGTCTGCGTGCATCAGTCACTGAGTCTTTCATTAATAGTCTCAAGGATGTGTTTGTAGAGCATTATATTGAAGTTCCAGAAGAGAAGTATGACGTGATTGGTGAACAAAATGCCATCATCGAAGAACTTCAAGCAAAACTGGACGAAGAATTTTCTGCTAAGGTAGAACTGCATGCTGAAAATATCGAACTTCAGAAAGAGTCAGTATTCGTTCGCGTCGCCGAAGACCTCGCGAGAACTGACGCTGAAAAGTTCGCTGATATTATCGCTGATGTAGAATTTGAGAACGCAGAATTATTTGAAGAGAAGTTGAATGTCATCAAGGAAAATTATTTCCCAAGACAGAAAACTGCTCTGGCCGAGGCATCACTCGATGACAATCTTGAAGAATCAGATCAGATTGAGAATTCTATGATTGCCAAGTATGCTGCTGCGATCAGCAATTCAGCAAAGTTTTAAAAGTCAATAATTTATAAATAAAAGAGTAAAGTTCTTTAATTAGGAGAAAAACGAAATGTTTCTTACCGAACAAATTCAAAAGAAGTGGGAACCTGTGGTTAACCACCCTGATCTACCTTCAATCGCTGATCCGTACAAGCGTGCGGTCACCATGGCAGTTCTTGAGAACCAAGAAAAAGCCATGCGCGAAGAAAAGGCACTTATGGAAGCAACTCATGCCAACGCAACTGGTGCTTCCGTCGACAACTATGATCCGATTCTGATCTCGCTTGTTCGCCGTGCTCTTCCAAACCTGATGGCATATGACGTTGCTGGTGTTCAGCCGATGTCAGGTCCAACTGGTCTCATCTTCGCGATGAAGTCGCACTACTCGTCACAGACTGGCACTGAAGCACTCTTCAACGAAGCTGATACAGACTTCGCTGGTGGCGGCACACATGCTGGTTCGAACCCAGTTGACGGTACTTATACAACAGGTACTGGTGTTTCGACTTCGACTGCTGAAGGTTTCGGTGACTCGACAACTCTGAACGAAATGGCGTTCTCGATCGAGAAGACAACCGTAACTGCTAAGTCACGTGCTCTGAAGGCAGAATACACTGTTGAACTCGCACAGGACCTGAAGGCAATCCACGGTCTGGATGCTGAAGGCGAACTCGCCAACATCCTGTCGCAGGAAATCCTTGCTGAAATCAACCGCGAAGTTATCCGTACGATCTACAAGGTTGCTAAGACTGGTTCTGCTTCGACTGCTACTCCTGGCACTTTCGACCTCGACGTTGACTCGAATGGTCGTTGGTCAGTGGAACGTTTCAAGGGTCTGATGTTCAACATCGAACGCGACGCCAACGTGATCGCGCAAGACACCCGTCGCGGTAAGGGTAACTTCATCATCTGCTCGTCGGATGTTGCTTCTGCCCTCGCCATGGCCGGTAATCTTGACACGGGTGCTGCTCTTAACGGTGCTCCTGCTCTTAACGTTGATGACACAGGCAACACTTTTGCTGGTGTTCTTAACGGTCGTTATCGCGTGTTCGTTGATCCATATTCGGCAAACACTGGTGCTGCATCGCAGTTCTACGTTGTTGGTTATAAGGGTGCCAATGCTTATGACGCTGGTCTCTTCTACTGCCCGTATGTTCCGCTGCAGATGGTTCGTGCTATCGATCCGTCAACCTTCCAGCCGAAGATTGGTTTCAAGACTCGTTACGGCATGATCGCCAACCCATTCGTGGTTGACGGTTCGGGTAACACAGACGGTGATTCTTTCACTGCTGACCGTAACCAGTACTACCGTGCTGTTAAGGTTTCTAACCTGATGTAATCGATACCTCTCTGTTAGAGAGAGGGTTA